TTGTTCCAAAACTTCCCTGACTGCTGTATGATATTCATATACAAAGAAAAGCACGATGACTGTCAACTACGAAATCAAGTCACAACTCGCTCGTCTGCTTGCCACTGAAGACCTGTTGGTTGAGAATCGTAACGTTGCTACCGCTCAGTTTAATATTGAGACTCGGGTGTTGACACTGCCAATGTGGAAGCGAGCAAGTGAGAGTGTATATGATATGTTAGTGGGTCATGAGGTTGGTCATGCTCTGTTTACTCCTAACGAGTGGAACTGGGAGGACCGTATCCCTAGACAGTTTGTTAATGTTGTAGAAGACGCTCGTATTGAGAAACTAATGAAGCGTCGGTATCCTGGTCTGTCCAAGAGTTTTTATAAAGGATATAAAGAACTAGTAGAGACTGATTTCTTCTGCTTGGAAGAAACTGATATTAATAATATGAATCTCGCTGATCGTGCCAATTTGTATTATAAGATTGGTAATTTTGTTGATGTTCCTTTCAGTGATGAAGAGAAGACTTTCATCAAGATGATGTCAGATATTGAAACATTTGCTGATACGCTATTGGTAGCAGAGGAGATCTATCGCTACTGTAAGGATGCTGAAAACCCTGAAACCACCAAAACAGAACTTCCCTCACAGAAGACCGATCAGCAAGGCACACCTAATGAGTCAGTTGAAAATGCTAGTGATGATGGCACTGACGAAGATGAGTTGGAAGAAAACTCCATGACTCATGAGGAGATGCTTGAGGAAGCATCTCGTCGTGAATCTGCCAACACAGAACCTGAAGTAACAACTGATCAAATGTTTGAAGAGGGTGCCGAAGAATTTAATGGAAATACTGAAGGACAACGTGATCCCATGTATTGTGAAGTCCCCAAGGTTGATCTTAAACACTTCGTCATCCCTAACGAAAGAATTCATAGCCTAATCAACGACTATTGGGAAGAGGGTTTAAATCCTAAACCAGTTTGGTGTCCTTACGATAAAAAATATGAGACTCGCGATCCCTATAATTTTAGATACGCTGATGTTGAGTTTGAGAAGTTTAAAAAGTCTGCTCAGAAAGAGATCAATTATATGGTGAAAGAGTTTGAGTGTAAGAAGTCTGCTGATGCTTATGCTCGGGCAGCAACTTCTCGCACTGGTGTCCTTGATTGCTCCAAACTCCATACTTATAAGTACAATGACGATCTCTTCAAGAAAGTGACTGTTCTTCCTGATGGTAAGAATCATGGTTTAATCTTTATTCTTGATTGGTCTGGTTCTATGGCAGACTGCATTGTTCCCACTATCAAGCAACTTTTAAATATTGTTTGGTTCTGTAATAAGGTTAACATTCCTTTTGATGTTTATGCCTTTACTAATAACTGGGCAAAACCAGAGAGGTATGGTATAAATTGGGAAGAACTTGATACTCAGGAAAATGAACAGGGTATGTTTAACATCACTGGTGGTCATTTCAGTTTGATGAATATTCTTTCCAGTAGTGCTAAAAAGGGGGAGATTGAGAAGCATATTCTAAATCTTTGGAGAGTTGTCTTCTCATTCAAAAACTGGGTTTCTTATAGTATTCCTTCAGAGGTGGGATTGTCTGGAACTCCTCTTCATGAATCACTAATCTGTCTTCATGAAATTATCCCTCAGTTTAAAACAAAGCATGGTGTTCAGAAGACTCACTGTGTTATTTTGACGGACGGTGAGGCAAATAGTTTGCCAGTGTTCAAACGCATTACTGATTATAAGGGTGATGAACGTCTTGGATGTTGTTCTATCAACGCTGGTTCGTTTCTTCGTAATCGTAAGACTGGGCACACTTATAAGTTCTCTCAAGCGTATTATAAGTTTACTGATGTTCTTCTTCAAGATCTTCGTCAGACATTTCCAGAAACTAACTTCATTGGTATTCGTCTCTGTAATGGTCGTGAGATGGGAGATGTCATTCGTCGATATGAATGCGCGAGTGATGAGGTTATCAGAAAAGCAAAGAAGGTAAAGAGTTATGCTGTAAAGGACTCTGGATATACCAGTCTGTTTACCATGCTCTCCAACTCCCTTGAAAATACCTCTGAACTTGATGTTGATGAAGGTGCCACCAAGGCAAAGATCAAGTCTGCTTTTATGAAGAATCTTAAAGCAAAGGCACTAAATAAAAAAGTGTTGAGTCAGTTCATGGATTTGGTTTGTTGACCAATCTTTAAACCGTCTACTAGGGCCCGATAGTGGTCTCACCTTGTCCTATACTAAACCTGTTGAACAAACGAACTACATCATGGCACTATCTACCGAATACGTTGTCTCTTCACTTCAAGCATTGTATGGGGAAACAGTTACGTCTGGCGATGTAAAAGCATGGTGTCAGATGAACGATACTACATATCAAACCGTTGTTAAGAAACTAGACAACTATAAGTCTAGTCGCGGTAAGTGGGAACTCGTAGAAAAAGAAGAACTCGAAAAAACATATCAAGCACCAGCAGCAATGCCTGTTTTACAGAAAAACCTTATTCCTGCAAAAGATGATACCTTCGTCAGCTTTGGTAACTTCGCTGATATTAAAAAGATTATTAAGTCCGGTCTGTTCTATCCAACGTTCATTACGGGTCTTTCGGGTAATGGTAAAACGTTCTCTGTGGAGCAGGCATGTGCTCAGACAAAACGAGAACTTATCCGTGTAAACATCACAATCGAAACAGATGAAGATGATCTTATTGGCGGTTTCCGTCTTGTCGATGGCAACACCGTCTGGCACAATGGACCAGTCATTGAAGCACTACGACGTGGAGCAATCTTGCTCCTTGACGAAATCGACCTTGCCTCAAACAAAATCCTTTGTCTCCAATCTATTCTCGAAGGAAAAGGAATTTTCCTCAAGAAGACTGGCGAATACATTACGCCCACAGAAGGTTTCAATGTATTCGCAACCGCCAATACTAAAGGCAAAGGAAGCGAAGATGGACGATTCATTGGAACTAACGTGCTCAACGAAGCATTCCTTGAGCGATTCCCTGTAACCTTTGAACAGTCTTATCCTTCTGCTGCTACCGAGCAACGTATTCTAGAAGGTATTGCTCTGGACATTAACATTGAGGATCGTGCTTTCTGTAAGTATCTTTGTGATTGGGCAGACATCATTCGTAAGACTTTTTATGATGGTGGGATTGAGGAGGTTATTAGTACCCGTCGTTTGGTTCATATCATCCGTGCTTACAGCATCTTTGAAGATAAGTCCAAAGCAATTCAGGTTTGTATCAACCGATTTGATGAAGAAACCAAGGCATCTTTTATGGAACTCTATGACAAAGTTGATGCTGACTTTGAGATGGTTGCCGATTCTGAGGAATCCTGATATAATTGGGGAAGGTAAGTATGCCTTCCCTGATGAATGCCTGGTCTTTACTTTATGAGGAATTGAAAATGAGTGAAAATTTTGAAGATCGATATGAAGATGGTCTTAAATCCCCGTATTGGTACGACTATGATCGTAATGATCCAAACCGTGTTAATCCTTTTATGGGTACTATAAGTGGTGCTGCTTCCTCTGACACAATCAACTTTGGAGCAGCACAACCTGTAGACCTCGGTGGAGTGATCGGTGGTCAGGATGTCATTATATTTGATGATCCTGATCCTGATTATAACAATAATCCTTCAACCACTAGAGGCAGAAGGAAGTATAATGAAGACGAAATCCTTAAAGAAGTAGGAGATTATATTTCTGGAACATATGGTCAACACTATTCAAATGATGGATTTCAAACTCTTGACCTTATAGAAGCATGTGGTGACGGTGAATCTTTCTGTAGATCTAATATCTTGAAGTATGCTTCTCGGTATGATAAGAAAGGCACTGCCCGACGTGACATTATGAAGATCTTGCATTATGCTGTTCTTCTGCTACACTTTAACGATAAGAACGCACAACGCGAAACCTACCCTCAATGATTATGAAACTTTCTGAGTCCACTGTTAATCTTCTGAAGAACTTCTCTTCTATCAATCAGTCTATTCTTTTCAAGGAAGGAAACAAACTGCGTTCTATCTCTGTGATGAAGAACATTCTAGCAGAGGCAACTATTTCTGAAGAGTTTCCAAAGGACTTTGGTATCTATGACCTGAATCAGTTTCTCAATGGACTGTCTCTTCACAACAGTCCTGAACTGGACTTTGAGAACAACCAGTTTGTTGTGATTAAAGAAGGCAAGATGCGTTCCAAGTATTTCTTTGCTGACGCATCTGTAATTGTTTCTCCACCAGAAAAAGAGATTACTCTCCCAACAGAGGATGTGTGCTTCCAACTTACCAGTCAACAACTTGAGAAGTTGAAGAAAGCAGCATCTGTTTATCAACTGCCTGACATCTCTGCCATCGGTGAGAATGGTGTTATTAAACTGGTTGCTCGCGACAAGAAGAACGATACCTCTAACGACTTCTCAATCATTGTAGGTGAGACTGAGGATAGTTTCGTCTTCAACTTTAAAGAAGAGAATCTTAAAATTGTTCCTGGCACATATGATGTGATCGTATCTTCTAAACTTCTGTCTAAATTTACTAACCAGAATCTTGATGTCACCTATTATATTGCCCTTGAACCCGACTCGACATTCGGTTGATATATGGATGAGAGTATTAGGTAGTGGTCTTGTTATCATTGCCTATTTTATTATCCTTCATGTTGACCTAATGACAGGAGTGATAATACAATTTGTAGCAGACCTTATTTCAATTCCTTACTTTATTAGGACAAAATCCTGGGATGTGGTTATGATGTTATCATTCCTACTTGCGATATCGCTATCTAAATTGTTATGAACATTTTTGTAACTGATCCCAGTCCTTGGGAGTCTGCCAGGGTTCTCCCTGATAAGCACATTGTCAAGATGCCCTTAGAGACTTGTCAGATGCTTGCTATTGTATGCTCTGACAAATGGGGTCATGGATTTGGAACTCTTCCCAGAGCAGATGGCACTCCCTATGCTACTGAGAAGGGTGCTTTTCGTAATCACCCCTGTACTAAATGGGCGAATGAATTTGTAACCAATTGGCAATGGTTGCTCGCACATGGACTTGCTATGTGTGATGAGTATACTGCTCGTTACGGTAAGGTCCATACCTGCCAGAAGACGCTTCTAGCGGCAAAGGAGATACTTCCTACAGCAGATCCGCAAGGTCGTAGTGGGAAAGGTCCAACGCCATTTGTATTTGCTGGACCTGATGAGTTCAAGTTAGATACTTCAATATCCATCTTTGACAAATATAAGATGTATATTTCATCTAAACCATGGGTATGCGATAATTATCTTCGTATCCCTGATCGTAAACCTGAGTGGGTATGAGCGAAACAAAAACATGTCCTAGATGTGGTGAGACTAAACCTATAGAAAAGTTTGCTATTAACAATACAACTCCTAAGAAAATTTATAGGAAACGTCATTGTAAGATCTGCTATCAGAAACTTTGGGAAGAGAGAAAACTTATTCGTCAGAGTGCACCTCCTCCTCCAGCAGATTCTATTTGTCAGTGTTGTGGAAAGGAAAAGAAACTAAAGTTAGATCATATAACAGATACTCTTATCTTTCGGGGGTGGATATGTAATGAATGTAATATCGGAATGGGTCTTCTAGGTGATAGACTAGAAGGACTTCAACTAGCAATGAATTATTTGAACAAGGTGAATTATGAGTCGTAGTGATTTTGTATGGGTTGAGAAGTACCGACCCAAGACTATTGAAGAGTGTATACTTCCTGACAATATCAAGAAAACCTTTCAGGACTTCCTAGATAAGGGTGAGGTTCCCAACTTGTTGTTGTCTGGACCTCCTGGATGTGGTAAAACCACTGTCGCAAAAGCATTATGCGAAGAACTTGGAGTAGACTATTATGTCATCAATGGATCCGATGAGGGGCGATTCCTGGATACTGTCCGAAACAATGCGAAGAACTTCGCTTCGACCGTCTCGCTTTCTTCAACTGCAAAACACAAAGTCGTCATCATTGATGAGGCAGATAACACAACCCCAGATGTACAACTCTGTTTACGGGCGTTTACTGAGGAGTTTATTGGCAACTGCCGATTCATCTTCACCTGTAACTACAAAAACAAAATCATCGCTCCACTTCATTCCCGATGTGCGGTGGTCGAATTTGGAATTAAGGGAAAAGAAAGACAGGGACTTGCAACCCAATTCTTCAAACGTATCCAAGACATCCTCGTTTTGGAGAGAGTTGATTTTGAAGGCAAAGTCCTTGCTGAACTAATCAACAAACATTTTCCTGACTGGCGTCGTGTACTCAATGAGTTGCAACGTTACTCTGTTAGTGGTAAAATAGATTCAGGCATCCTTGCTGCGTTCAGTAATGTCAAAACAGATAATCTCTTCAAGTTCCTCAAAGAGAAGGACTTTCCCGCCACACGGAAGTGGGTTGTTGATAATCTGGATAATGATCCTACTGTACTTCTGCGTAGCATTTACGATGCTCTTTACTCACACTTGGCAGGTCCTGGGATTGCTGCTGCTGTCCTCATTATTGCTAAGTATCAGTATCAGAGTTCGTTCGTCGCAGACCAGGAAATAAATATGCTTGCTTGTCTGACTGAAATTATGGTGGAGTGTGACTTCAAATGAGTAAAAAACCTAGACAAAAGAAATCCAGATTATATTATTATTTCTGGGGAGTTGCTACCATGACTGTGGTAGTAGGACAAATTTACGTCGGTTCAGGGTATAGAGCAATGGCCGATTCAGTTACTAACCTTACAGAGAGAGTAAAATGAACGTTAAAGTATTACGAATGAATACAGGTGAAGAAATTATCTTTACCCTTATCAGTGAAGATGATGAGAGTATTGAGGTAGAACATCCTCTTGTTGCCATTCCAAATTCACAGGGTCAGGTTGGATTTGCTCCTTGGTCTACTCTTGCTAAAGAAGACGAAACCATTAAAGTTTCCAAGGAGTATGTTGTGTATGTAATTGAAGCAAGAGATGAGATCGTAGAGAACTATGAAAAGATTTTCTCTCCCCTCACAACTCCTAGTAAAAAACTAATTCTATGAGAAAAGTAATCCTTTCTTGCCTAACAATCTGTGCTGCTATCGCAGTTGCCGAACCAGCACTAGCACATAAACGGTACGGTCATAGACCACATTACCACGATTCTCATAGACATTGCCACTATCACTCTAAAAAAGGATACTCTCATTGTCATAGGCATACACATAATGGACCTGGTAAAGGTCATCATGGCAATAGGTGGATGCACCCTATTTGGGATCCTGAATACTTTGAATACCATTTTCACTTTAGTCATCGCAGATGAAATCTTTGAAAACTCCTCTTCGTTATCCTGGTGGTAAGAGTCGTGCCACCAAAAAGATTGGACCTTATATACCTGATCTTCGTGATTACGACGAGTTCAGGGAACCTTTTTTAGGTGGGGGTAGTGTGTCCCTTTATGTAATCAAGAAGTATCCAGATATAAAAATATGGGTCAATGACTTGTATGAACCTCTAGTTAACTTCTGGCAGCAACTTCAACAAAATGGACATGAACTTCGTCTTCAATTGATGCAGTTAAAGTCTCGTTATCCTGAACCTCTTTCTGCAAAGGGACTATTCTTATCATCAAAGGACTATCTTGAGCACAACAATGAAGACCCTTTGTGGAGAGCAATATCTTTCTATATCATCAATAAGTGTTCTTTTTCGGGTCTAACTGAGAGTTCTTCTTTTTCTGCTCAGGCATCAGATAGTAATTTTTCAATGAAGGGTATCTTGAAACTTGAAGGATATACTCAGTTGATTAAAAATTGGGAGATAACAAATCATTCTTATGAAAATCTTCTAGATGAAGGTTCTGAGAAGACTGCGTTTGTTTATCTAGATCCTCCTTATGATATCAAAGACAACCTCTATGGAAAGAAAGGATCCATGCATAAGAGATTCGATCATGATCGGTTTGCCATTGACTGTGATGATTGCTCCATGGACTGCCTTATCAGTTACAATTCTGACCAGTTGGTTATGGACCGCTTCAAGTCATGGAATGCGGCTGAGTTTGACCTTACCTATACAATGCGTTCAGTAGGTGAGTATATGCGTGAGCAAAAACAACGCAAAGAACTATTACTTTTTAATTATGGAACTGAAGGATTGGTTGAACTCAATTAATTTCTCAAAAGAAAATCTTAAAGATAATATTAATGAGTATCCACCCTACATTGTGAATCGGTGTCTGTCAGGTCACCTAGATTGTATTATGTTTGCCAATGAAATGAACCAGTATCATTTCTTAGACAAGGACATGCAATATGAATTTTATCTAAATATCTTGAGAAAGAGGAAGAGATTCTCTCCTTGGATCCGTAAGGATAAGGTCACCGACTTAGATTGTATCAAACAATACTATGGTTACAGTAATGAGAAAGCATCTCAAGCACTGAAGATTTTATCAAATGAACAGATCGAATTTATTAAACAACGACTTGACACTGGTGGTACAAAATGACACAGACAACTGAGCCGCAGGTTAATTGGTCTCAAGATAAGATGATTGAGGTCAAACTGAATGCCCCCGATGACTTTCTGAAGGTCCGAGAGACACTGACTCGTATTGGTGTTGCTTCTAGAAAAGAGAAGAAACTTTACCAATCTTGTCATATTCTGCATAAGCAAGGTAAATACTATATCGTACATTTTAAGGAGTTGTTTGCTCTTGATGGCAAGTACGCTAACCTTACTGTTAACGACGTTCAGCGTAGGAACCGTATTACTCGCTTGCTTGCTGATTGGGGTCTCATTTCAGTAGTGATTGAAGATACTATTCTGGACATTGCTCCTCTGAATCAAATCAAAGTTCTCCCTTACAAAGAAAAAGGTAATTGGGCGCTAGAACAAAAATACAATATCGGCAAAAAGACAAAGACTGAAGAGAGCGAATAAATATTCCTGCGATCTTTCGTGCGGTCGCTTCAAAAGTCGGAACTTACAAGCACTCTTGACGGGGGTGCTTTTTTTATGTTATAGTAGAAATCTATTATATAAATTTTATGGATACAAAAGTCTGTAAAAAATGTGGTGTTGAAAAACTAGTCTCTAATTTTAGTAAGGGGGGTAAGCAGCAGCGAGCAAATGGAGAATGGAAGCAGTATTATCACAGCACTTGTAAGCAGTGTGTAAATACACCGAGAGTTCGCAAGGATAATCTAGACCCAAAAGTTTGTAATATTTGCTGTACTTCAAAATCTTTATCTGAGTATGCTTATGATGCAAAACGTGACAGGTATCGTGGTGATTGTAAACAATGTAAATACGAAAAACGTCTAAAATATCGAGTAGAAAATCCAGAGGTTATTGAAAGGGAGAGGGAACGTAATCGTTGGAGATACTCTAATGTAGAGGGTGTTCGTGAACGTGCTAGAGAAGTTTCTGATAAATCTCGCGCAAAACACAAAGATCGTAGGAATGGGGAACAACGTGATCGTTATGCAAATGATCTAGAGTATGCAGAAAAAATAAAACAGGAGAGAAGAGATCGTTGGGCAAATATGACTGATGATGAAAAGAAAGAACATAAATTGAGAACTGATCGATGGATTGAAAATAATAAGGAAAGATATGCTGAACACAAAAAACAGTATCAAATAGATAATAGAGAATGGATTTCAGAAAGAAGTAAAAAACATAGAAAAGAAAATCCTGAGCATCATAAAAAACTCAGAAAGGTACAGTATGAAAAACATCAAGAGAAACTTGTTGAAGGTCAAAGGAAAATTAGAGATGATCGTAGAACTATTCTTAGGAACAGATTAGGAGGTAAGTGTGTAAGATGTGAATCGACTGAAAATCTTGAATTTGATCATATTATCAAAGAAACTAAATCATTTACTATTGGTAGTTCTTTGACTTGTTTTAGTATTGAAGAGTTAATTCTTGAAGTAGATAAGTGTCAGTTGTTGTGCAGACCTTGCCATATTGATAAATCACATGAAGAGGGTGATTGGAGAAAACTTACTGATGAAGAAAAAGAAAATAGAGTTAGAAAATAAGGTAGAGTTTTCCACACTCACTTTTTTGTTTTCTGCTATAAATATACTTGATTGCCTTCGGGGATCACAAAACACAAACTCGCTTTTATAGGAGCTACCATAATGAGAACACTAGCACACTACGGTGCTGCGGATCTGGATCGCTTTGTCCGCGACATCGATAAGCATTCAATTGGATTGAATGAATGGTTTGATAAGCAACTCTCCACCACGGAAGACATTAATTATCCACCATATAATCTAGTTAAAGTAAATGAGAACACTTATACTCTAGAACTGGCACTCGCTGGATTCAGTAGTAACGAAGTTAAAGCATACACTGAGTCAGGTCAACT